ACCTCTGCTTTGCCCTGGGCACAAAAAGGAACTTCCGTTGATATCCCCCTGGGCACTGAAGCACCAGTTATATTGGATTCTACTGTAACTGATTATGGTCGTATGGTTCTAACTAACGGCACTCAAAATAATACTGCCGAAGCAATTTATAAAAATGTTGGTTCTACTAATAATAGTGCAATTTATGGTAATACCACTACGGTCAACTATAAGTATGACCCGAATGCTACTCTAATTGCAGACCTAACTTCCGCTACAGCTGCAACAATAAACCAACTACGCCAAGCATTTCAAATTCAACGTCTCTATGAACGTGATGCCAGGGGCGGAACTCGCTATACTGAAATCATCCAAAGCCATTTTGGTGTTTCATCACCTGACCAACGTCTCCAACGTCCTGAATATCTAGGCGGTGGCTCTTCACCTATGAACGTGAATCCAATCGCCCAAACGTCATCAACTGACGCAACATCTCCACAAGGCAATTTAGCCGCAATGGGTACTTGTACCCTAAACAACCATGGCTTTACAAAATCCTTTACAGAACATTGCCTCATTATCGGGCTAGTAAATGTCCGAGCCGACCTAACTTATCAACAAGGCGTAGAACGTCGTTTCAGCCGCAGCACTCGCTGGGACTTCTTCTGGCCTGGATTAGCCAACGTAGGTGAGCAAGCATTATTAAATCAAGAAATCTACGCTCAAGGGACGTCTGCCGATGAAGATGTATTCGGATACCAAGAAAGATACGCAGAATATCGCTATAAGCCCTCTATCATTACTTCTAGCATGCGTTCTAGTGCTGTTACTAGTCTTGACACTTGGCACCTTAGCCAAGACTTTGCTGCTCTTCCTTCTCTCAATGCTAGCTTCATAGAAGATAACCCTCCTATCGACCGCATTAGCGCTGTAGCTTCTGAGCCACATATTCTTTTTGACTCTTACTTTAAACTCACTTGTGCTCGTCCAATGCCTACATATGGCGTTCCCGGCATGATTGACCACTTTTAATCTATAAAACAGCGGAGCGAACTTATGTTAAATATAATCATTGCAAATTGGGAAGCCATCTCAGCCGTAGGCACAGCATTATGGACTCTATACCTACAAGTAACAAAGGAGCCAAAAACAAAAAAACAACCTGTGGTTGGGGATAAACTCTGATGGACTTTATGCCCTCAATACCTATTTTAGGTGATGCGGTTTCTGCTTGGTCACAAGGCAAAACCAATCAAATGAACCAAGAGAATGCCCGTGAAGCTATGGCGTTCTCTGATCAACAAAGTGCAAAACAAATGGCATTCCAAGAGCGAATGTCCAGCACTCAATATGAGCGAGGTATGAAAGACATGCGAACAGCAGGTCTAAACCCAATCCTCGCTTATGCACAAGGGGGCGCCAGTTCTCCATCTGGCGCCTCTGGTTCTGGTCATATGTCAACTGCACAAAACCCACTCGCAAGCATGGGAAATTCTGCTAGGGCTACTATGCGCCTTAATGAAGAATTAAAAAATATGAAAGAAACAAACAAAAACCTGAAAGCAACTCGTGCACAAATCGAGGCTGCAACCATGAAAACTATTCAGGATACTAAAAATGCTAAACAATCAAACACCATGCATTCGCCATGGGAACAACTTATGGATTGGACTAATCAAGGTCTAGGATCCACTGGCAAAGGCGCTAGTAAACTTATGGATGAGCTAACAACTCATACTCGAACGCGTAAACGTAAACCAAATCAAAAAGTAAACTATAGCAGAGTCCGCAAAGGCGGCGGCAGCTATAACTTAGGAGACTAAAATGCCATACCCAAAAATTAAAAAACCTTATGAGCGTATTGCTCAACAACAAGACTTTTCGGGTCCTTCTATGACCCAGCAAAATCAAAAAGCTGAATGCGATGTAAATGGCATTATGGCAAAATGGCAAAAAACGAGAGATCCTTCTATCTTCCAACGCACCAACGGTGCCTTTATCGATGCCACAATGGGCGTGGACTACCACACCGCCCTAAACGTCATTAAAGACGCTCAAGAGGCATTTGCCGAGCTTCCAAGCGCTATTCGTAGACGCTTAGACAATGACCCTGCAAAATTCTTAGAATTTATGCACAACCCTGACAACCATGATGAAATGGTTGAATTAGGCTTAATTGAGCCGCCTGTAGCATCGGTCGAAGCCGTTGCTACACCCGCAGAACCATCTGCGGAATCTGCTCCAGCTGGAGCATAGTACAGTTACCTCTCTTGATGTTAACTGTACGGAGTGACACCAAAGGGCTCTAAAAGCCTTTTGTGTCTCTCCAACAAAAACAAAAATAACGGAGTATGCCATGGGCAGACGTAGTAAAATCAAACCAAGAAAATCTAAAAGACTTTTCACTAAGACTGCACAAAATGTGCATCGTAAAAATACAACCTCCACCACTGCCCCTATGCGTGGTGGTATCCGCCTATAAATGGATGGCTTGTTACCATCCCCTCAAAGGCTATCGCTCCAGGGACTTGACGGAAAAAGGGAAACGAAAAATCGTTTTCAAAAAGTCATTAGCATACGACAATGACATCGTCACTTTACCCTGTGGGCAGTGTGTCGGCTGTCGGCTTGAACGCTCACGTCAATGGGCTATTCGTTGTGTACACGAATCCCAAACACACGAAGAAAACTGTTTCATTACTCTTACCTACTCGGAAGACAATCTGCCAAAAGGGAACACACTCATAAAAAGAGATTATCAACTCTTTATGAAAAAACTCCGTAGGCACTACGCACCAAAAAAAATACGCTTCTTTCAATGCGGTGAATATGGCGAAAAATATGGAAGACCTCATTATCACGCTTGCCTCTTCGGGCTCGACTTCGAAGACAAAAAACTCTGGAAAGAATCCAACGAAAACCCTCTCTACACTTCTGAAACACTCAATTCCATCTGGGGGCATGGGTATTGTGTAATCGGTGAAGTAACATTCGAATCTGCTGCATATGTAGCTAGGTATGTTATGAAAAAAATCACCGGAAAAAAATCAGAAGAAACTGACCCTATTACGGGTCTAAAACATTATGACTATGTCGACGAAAATGGAGAAGTACATGACAGAGAACCAGAATATACCACCATGAGTAGAAAGCCAGGTATCGGCAAATCATGGTATGACAAATACAAAAACGATGTCTATCCTCATGACTTCGTAATTTTGAACGGAAAAAAAGTTCGACCACCTAAATATTATGACACATTACTCGATGCAGAATGCACACTAATCGAAGATGGAAACGCTTTAATCTTTGATGATTCAAGCTTCGAATTCGAAGAATTACAGGACAGGCGAAAAGCCTCCTTAGAAAAAAACCTTGACAACAACACCCACGAACGGCTTATAGTTCGGGAACAAGTCCAAATTGAGAAATTCAATAAACTTGTTAGAAAAATGGATATGGAGAATTAACTCATGAAAAAAATATATACAGTATACGACCAAGCAGCAGGGGCTTACTTACAACCCTTCTTTCTTGATACAGCAGGACAAGCAATTCGCGCGTTCACTGACTGTGCAAATGACCAAGAACACCTATTCGGAAAATATCCCGATGCATACACTTTGTATCATATCGGCACTTACGATGAATCAAATGGCAACATTTCTTGCATCTCACCCGAATCAATGGGCAATGCTCTTGAATATGTAACTGTTCCAACCTCAAACGTAACACCAATTAAGGAGTAAAATATGAAATCCGTCATGTCTCATCAGTTCAGCAAAGTACCACATGCTGATATCCAACGCTCAAGCTTCGACCGTTCTCACGGTCTCAAAACTACATTTGATGCAGGTTATCTCGTGCCTATCTTCTCTGATGAGGCATTGCCGGGTGACACCTTCAACATGAAAATGACGGCATTTAGCCGACTAGCTACACCTTTACACCCAGTCATGGACAACATCTTTATGGACAGCTTCTTCTTCGCTGTTCCTATGCGTCTCATCTGGGACAACTGGGAACGCTTTAACGGAAGCCAAGATAATCCAACTGATTCAACTGATTATCTATTGCCAAAATTCAATACAACTGCCGCAAGTTTCCCCCGTGATTCACTTCACGATTACTTAGGCATTCCACCAACTGTTACCGACCTCGATGTAACGTCTCTTTATGGTCGCGCTTATAATCTTATCTGGAACGAATGGTTCCGAGATCAAAATCTACAAGACAGTTTAACTGTCTCAAAAGGCGATGGACCAGACACAATCGCCACTTACAATACACTTCAACGTCGTGGAAAACGACACGACTATTTTACCTCTGCTTTGCCCTGGGCACAAAAAGGAACTTCCGTTGATATCCCCCTGGGCATGCCCCTGAAAAGAGCGTA